TGATCGCGATCCCCCGGGGGGGCCGAAATCCTCCGGGGGCTGGCCCCTACAAGGCGTCTCTGCCCGCCTTCGAAAAACGTATCGATATCAAACATAATGGAAGCCATGGGTAAACGAGGTCCGAAGCCTACTCCGACGAAAATCCTTCAGATCCGTGGATCGAGGGTCCTTGAGAGGCGTACTCGGGATCCACGACCGGCTTTGGCCAGGCCAGAAATTCCGACGACTCTCGATACCGAGAAGGAGAAGCAGGAGTGGGATAGGCTTTGTTCCTTGCTCCTTAAAATGAAGGTGCTCTCGATAGTGGATGGAGATGCACTTGCACGCTACGTTCGGCTTTTGTGCCGGTGGTGCCAGGTGGATGCTTTCCTACGCAAGCATGGCGATGTTCGGCCGATCAAGAGAGAGGATGGGACAATTGATTTTGTAGCGTTCCCGCAATCGAACGTTGCGATCAAGTTGGCACCGCAACTTTTGCGACTGGAGCAGGAGTTCGGGATGACGCCGAGTTCCAGGGCTCTACTGAAAACTGAAAATGACCACGCAGACGACAACCCGCTCTCGGACTTCACGGCGCAGAAAAGCGTCTGATCTTCAGGAGGACACGAAGCGCTGGACGCGAAGCCACGCCGACGAGGTGGCGGTCGCGAATGGATGCACCTTCTCCGAGCGCCTCGCGTGCCATGCCGTGGAGTTCTTTGAGAAGCACCTCCGGCACACTATCGGAGAGTGGGCGGGGAAACCTTTTATCCTCATGCCATGGCAGCGTGATGACGTGATCAAGCCGCTCTTCGGGTGGCTCGACGCCCGGGGCCGCCGGCGTTACCGCATGGCGTATATCGAGGTCCCGAAGAAGAACGGGAAGTCGGGGATGTGCAGCGGTCTCGCGCTCTATCTTCTTGCGGCCGACAGTGAGCCTGGGGCCCAGGTCTACTGCGCTGCTGCCAGTCGTGAGCAGGCTGGGATCGTCTACCGGGAGGCGTCGGCGATGGCGAAGGCGTCCCCGCTCCTGAAGGACTACGTCTTGCCGTCGGACAGCGTGAAAAACCTCGCGATCCCATCGGCGAACGCCTTCCTCCGCGTGGTCTCCTCTGAGAGCTACACGGCTGAGGGGCTCAATATTCACGGCCTGATCTTCGACGAGCTGCACGCGCAAAAGAACCGCGAGCTGTGGGACGCCTTGCGTTACGGCGGGGCCTCCCGCCGGCAGCCGCTGATCGTGAGCATCACGACGGCGGGGTGGGACCGCGAGTCGATCTGTTACGAGCTGCACCAGCGCGCGCTGGGGATCCTTGACGGGACTCCGGAGGACGATTCGTTCTTCGCCTACGTCCGGGCGGCCGGGGATCAGGACGACTGGCAGTCCCCAGAGGTCTGGAAGAAGGCGAACCCGTCCCTTGGGGTCACGATTGACGAGGTGGATTTCGCCCGCGAGGCACACGAGGCCGCGGAGTCCCCGGCAAAGGAGAACTCCTTTAAGCGCTACCGGCTGAACATCTGGACGGAGCAGGCGGTCCTTTGGCTGCGGATGGAGAGCTGGGACGCCTGTCAGGAGCTGGTGGACCCGGCGGCGCTGGCTGGTCGCGAGTGCTATGGGGGGCTGGACCTCTCCTCCACGCAGGACTTCTCAGCATTCGTCCTCGTGTTCCCAGAGGTTGGTGGCGGCTATCAGGTCCTGCCGTTCTTCTGGCTGCCGGATGAGGGGCTCCGGGAGCGCCAGCGGGACCTCCGGCTCAACATCACGAACCACGTGCGTGGCGGCCTAATCGATGTGACGTCCGGGAACGTGATCGACTACGACCGTATCCGGGCGAAGATCAACGAGCTGGGGAAGCTCTACCGGATCAAGGAGATCGCGCGGGACCGTTGGAACGCGACGCAGATCACGACCCAGCTTCAGGGGGACGGGTTCGCCATGGTGGAATATGGCCAGGGTTTCAAGGACATGACCGCGCCGACGAAGGAGATGCAGAAGCTAGTGCTGGAGGGGAAGCTACGGCACGGGCGGAATCCGGTTCTTCGGTGGATGGCTTCACACACGGCCGTGGACCAGGACGCCGCCGGCAACGTGAAGCCGACGAAGGAGCGGAGCGCGGACAAGATCGATGGGATCGTGGCGATGACGATGGCAATCGGGCGAGCGATGCTTTTGCCCGTGAAGAAGCCGAGCGTTTATAATACGCGCGGACTTTTGATAGTTTGAAAGGAAGGATCAATGGCGCATTTTGACTACCTCGTTCCGATGCAGATCGCGCAAGGGTTTCTGCCGGTTGATATGAGCCTTGGCGCGAACGATGGCGACTGGGTGAACCTCGCAAGCGGCTATCCGCACTGTCTGGTGACGCTCTTCAAGGATCCCGGGACAGTGGCCGAGGACCCGACGCTGACTCTGGAACAGGCCACATCGGCCGCCGGGGCCGGGGCAAAGGCTCTGAATTTCACCCGGATCTACTCCAAGCAGGGAGCGACAGATCTATTAGCAGTGGCGGATTTCACGGAGATCATCCAGGCTGCGGCGGCGACGTACACGCACGGGACCTCCGGGGAGGACGCTGCGATTTGGTGCGTCCCGATCAACCTCGACATGCTCGACCGTGCCGGCGGGTTCAAGTTCATCCGTGGTCGCGTGGCAGACACGGGGGCTACGGCCGGCTGCATGGGCTCGCTTCTTTACATCTTCGACGAGCGGCAGCGAGGGAGGAGCAAGGCGCACGCCAGCGTGATTGCGTGAAATCTGGTGGCTCTGATCGGGCCATTAACATCCTGGGCGTGGCGGGGTTTGCCTGTCTCGCCGTTGGGCTCTTCATGTTGAGCCTGCCCTGGGCATTCGTCGTTCTCGGCTCCGTGCTTCTCGTGGCGTCCGTGATTGGTGCTGTGATGAGATGATCACTTTTCTCTTCGGCCGCAAGCGGCCGCCTTTACGTAGGCGGTCGATCGAGAATCCGAACACACCTCTTTCCGATCCGGACGATTGGCTGGTGGAGGCGTGGGGCGGCGGTACGGCTTCTAGCGGCGTTGTCGTGAACCAGAAGACGGCGCTCTACTATGCGCCGGTTTGGCGAGCGGTGAACCTGATCTCTTCCTATGTGGCGAAGGTCCCGCTGGTGCTCTACAAACGAATCGGGACCGGGAAAGATCGGGATCTTAATCACCCTGCGTACAAGCTCCTGAAGCACAAACCGAACCCGAGCCAGACGTTCTTTCAGTTTCGGTTGATCCAGCACGCGCGTGTGCTGCTTCGTGGAAATGCCTACGGCTACATCTTTCGCGAGGCGAATGGCGATCCTCGCGAGATTGTGCCGATGGATCCAGCTCAAACCTATCCGGTAAAGGAAGATGGGAAACTCGTATACATCACCAAGGTCTTGGGAGAGGATCGGAAGCTTCTTCCGGAGAACGTGCTTCATATTCGTGGGCTTGGTGATGGGCTGTTCGGGTACTCAGTTGTTGGACAAGCGAAGGAGTCTCTGGGGCTTGGAATGGCTGCCGGGAAGTACGGGTCGGTCTTCTTTCGGAACTCTGCGCGTCCGAGTGCGGTTCTTGAGCACCCTGGGATCCTCGGAGACGAGGCTGTCAGGGCGCTTCGTGATGGTTGGGAGAAGCTCCACACTGGACTCGACGAGAAGCACAGGATCGCAATCCTTGAAGAAGGGATGAAGCTGAATCCATTCGGTATGTCGAACGAGGATGCGCAATTTCTCCAGACTCGGCAATTCGAGATCCGCGAGGTTGCGAACTGGTTCGGCCTCCCACCGCACAAGCTCGGGGACACTACACGGACGGCGTTTGCATCCCTTGAGCAGGAGAATCAGAGCCTGCTCGATGACTGCCTGGACCCATGGTTTGTGAACTGGGAGTCCGAGTGCTGGGACAAGCTTCTGACTGAGAATCAAAAGCAGGCGGACTCTCACGTTGTGGAGTTCCTCCGACAGGCGCTAGTCAGGGCGGACCTGAGCGCTCGCAGCACCTTCTACGCTTCGGCGCTCCAGAACGGCTGGATGAATCGCGACGAAGTGCGCGGGCGCGAGAACATGAACCCGATCCCCGATGGGGAGGGGGAGAAGTTCTTCGTCCCGAAAAACATGGGACTTTCCGGTGAGGAGGAGGAGCCGGGCGGGGGTCCCCCTGTCCCCGCACCGCCACCGCCAGGCCCTCCTCCTGTTCCTCCTTCGGACGATGATAATGACGACGAAGAAGAAAATGACCGAGCCCGGAAGATCCAGGCTGCTCACCGGGCGTTGCTTTGCGACGTGGTCTTCCGGGCCGTCCGGAGGATCTCCCCTCACGTCAGGAAGCAGGCGAAAAACTCAGCAAGCTTCATGGGCTGGATGGAGGACTCGATGGAGAAGGATCATCGGGCCTTCATCCTGGAGGCCGCTGGGCCGTCCGTCATGGCCGTGGAGGCCGCCGGGCCTGGCGGGAAGATCGCTGGACGGCTGGTGGATCTCTTCTTCCGGCACCTCGGGGAGGCACTCCTGACGGCCTCGGAGTGCCAACCGAAGGACCTGGAGAGGAGCATGGCGGCTGCGTGCGAGCGCCTCGAGGTGTCTTTGCCCGCCGTGGTTGTTGGGGAATGGATGGAGGAGTAGCGATGGGAATGGTGATCGAACAGAGAACCTTGACGAACGACCGGCTGGTTGTCGAAAGAAGCAGCGAGTCTGGCTCAAAGACTACTACCATCCGGGGTTATGGCGCGGTCTTCTACCGCGGCACCCCCGAGACCGAGTTTAAAATCTGGGACGACATGGTGGAGCGGATCATGCCGGAGGCCTTCGATCGGGCGCTGAAGGAGAAGGACGACGTGCGAGCGCTCTTCAACCACGACCCGTCCATGGTCCTTGGGCGGCGGTCGGCCGAGACGCTCAAGCTCTCAACGGACAACATCGGCCTCCTCTACGAGATCCCAACCGGGGACACCACGGTTGCGCGGGATCTGATCGAACACCTCCGCCGCAAGGACATTTCGGGGAGTAGCTTTTCATTCCGGACAACCGACGAGGACTTTCGGCGTGAGAACGGGGTGATCATCCGGGAGATCCGAGGAGTTGAACTCTTCGACGTTGGTCCAGTCACCTTCCCCGCCTACGAGGCTACCACGGCCGGTGTGCGCGGCGTGGAGGGCAGGGGCGAGGCGCTGGCCGCCCGGGAGCGGTTCCTTCTTCAGGAGCGAGTCCGGAAGGCCAAGTCCATGGCGATGGATCTTCGGGTGGCCGAGATCGAAACAGGGGCTTGACAGGTCCTTGGGGGAGCGATAGGATCCTCTTATTGATGCCCGGGCCGCGAGCTTGCGCCAGACGTAAGATCCGGCTCCAAAGCGACCGAGGCCGCGGCTAGTCCGGGGGCTCCTCGCTGGCGATGGTTTGATCCATTGTCCGCGAGGAGCCCTTTTCTTTTTGGTCTCTAGCGGACGCAAGATGACGAAGGAGACCGAACATGCCGTCTGCCAAGGAGCTGAGAGAAAAGCGTGGGGCCATGGTTCCCGAGATCAAGAAGCTGCGGGATTTATACAACCAGGAGGGCCGCAAGTGGACCGACGAGGACGAAACCGCGTGGAAGAAGCTGAACGCAGACTACGACGCGCTGGGGGCCCAGATCGAAAAGGAGGAGCGTGTCGAGAAAATCTCGGCGGACATGCTCATCCCCGCCGGGGATCCGCTGGTCGGGCACGAGAACCGTTCCGGGAAGCCGAAGGATCTCGACGGGGCCGGGGAGGTCGAGGATCTCGAAGGAGATGAACTCGCAGCCGCGATCGCCACAGAAGAGGATGGCGAAGGCGTGGACCCGGAGTTTCGAGGCCGGAAGAACCGGCTCGTTACCAAGAAGGCCGAAATCTTCAACCTCGCGCTCCAGGCGTGGTGTCGATACGGGAAGTATGAGCTGACCAAGCGGCACGTCGCAGCCTGCAAACAGACAGGGCTCAATCCATCCTTGAACTACCTGGACCTCGGATTCCGGACCGGCAACTACGCGAAGCTGCGCCGGGAGTACCGAGCGCAGTCAACGAGCGCGACGGCCGGAGGGGAGACGATTCCGGAAGGTTTCGTGAACGCCCTGGAGATCTCGATGCTGGCGTTTGGCGGGATGCGCCAGGTGGCGGAAGTCATTCGAACTGCTACCGGGACTGCGCTTCCCTGGCCGACCACGAACGACACCGGGAACATCGGGGAGCTACTCGCCGAGAACGTTGCGGCGGCCGAGCAGGACATCGTGACCGGCGCAGTGACCTTCAACGCCTTCAAGTATTCCTCGAAGCTGATCAAGGTCTCGACGGAGCTTCTTCAGGATTCGGCCTTCGACCTGGCGTCAGTTCTCGGGACCATGCTCGGCGAACGAATCGGCCGGATCACGAACAACCATTTCACGACCGGGACAGGCTCTGGCCAGCCGAACGGGATTGTGACGGCTTCATCGGCCGGCGTCACGCTGGCAAATGCGACAAGCAACGTGACCACGTTCACCGCCCCGCAAGGTGCGGATGGGTTCTTCCAGCTTCTCCACTCGATCGATCCGGCCTACCGCACGGCCCCTGGTGTCGGCTTCATGATGAACGACACCACGCTTTCTCACCTTCGGCGGCTGAAGGCTACGACCAATGAGTACATCTTCCAGGAGTCGATGCGAGTCGGAGAGCCTGACCGCCTCCTCGGCTACCCGATCTTCATCAACCAGAGCATGGCGAGCCCGGCGGCCTCCGCGAAGACCGTGCTTTTCGGCCAGCTCAACAAATACAAGATCCGCGATGTGGCGGGTCTTCGCCTTCGCCGGCTGGTCGAACGGTACGCGGAAGTCGATCAGGAGGCTTTCATCGCGTTCTCCCGCCATGATGGGGACATGCTCGACGCCGGGACGGACCCGGTGAAGCACCTCGCGATGGCGGCGAGCTAATTGGAGGAACCATGGCTCTCGTCTGCCTGAAGGCATCCGTGTTTCACGACGGCCGGTATCGGCGAGCCGGTCACGTGCTCGATGTGCCGCAGGCGGAGGCCAATAGGCTGGTGGGTCTCGGCGTCGCCGTGCTAGTTGGCACGGTCAAGGTCGATCTGGCGGGGAAGGTAAGTCTTGACGTGGAGACGGCCTTCCTCGCCCAGCCCGAGACGGCCATGATGGCCTCTGGCCGCCCAAGGAAGCGGTGAGGCATGGCAGGGCTGGTCCTCGTCACGGCTCCGGTGATTGAGCCGGTCTCCCTATCAGAGGCCAAGGCGCACCTCCGAGTCACCTCCCGGGACGAGGACCTCCTGATCTCCTCCCAGATCAAGGCCGCCAGCGCGCGGGCCAGGCAGTATTTCCGCCGCGAGAATGCGCAGTCAACCTGGGACCAGACCTTTGATAAGTGGGAGGAGTTCCTGGTCCTTCGGAAGAAGCCGCTGGTCTCAGTAACCTCGGTTACATATCTCGATCCCGACGGGGCCCCCCAGACCTTGGCGACTACGGTTTGGGAAGCCGTGACCAATCGTGAGCCCGGATACGTGCGCAGGAAGTTCGGCCAGTCGTGGCCGCCGATCCGGGCGCATGGGGACGTGGTCACGGTGCGCTATCTGGCGGGTTACGCGACCGTCCCAGAGCTTCAGAAGGCTTACGTGAAGCTCCTGGTGGCCCTCCTCTACGAGTTCCGAGAGCCGACGATCACCGGGACGATCCAGGCGAAGATCGAGGACCTCGAGGCGGCTTTCTCTGGCGAGCGCATGGTGGGGGCGGTCTGAGCCATGCGAGCCGGGAAGCTCAACAAGTTCGTGCGGATCGAGAACCCGACGAACGTCTCGGATAGCCAGCTTGGGTTTACGACGACCTGGGCGCTTGCCGAGGAGGTCTGGGCGGCCGTGGAACCGCTGACGGCCCGGGAGTACTTCCAGGCCGGGGTGGTGGACCCGCGAATCACGCATCGCGTTCGGATGCGGCACACGGCGAACATGAAGCACGACTCGCGGATCGTCTTGGGGGCGAGGACATTCCATCCCCTTCAGCCGCCCGTGAACGTGGACGAGAGCGGCGCGGAACTCACGATGAACTGCGAGGAGAGGCTCGCCTGATGCCGATCTACCTCAAAGGCCAGTACCGCCTCTTCCAGGGGCTCGACAGGATCTCCCGCGAGGCGCGGGCGCGCATGAAGGCCGCGATCGTACGGACTGCGGATGCTATTAGCGATGATGCCGCGAGCCTTGCTCCTGTCGATACCGGCCGTCTCGCGCAGAACTTCGAGAAGATCCCGCTTGCTAGAGGTCTCGCGATGCGTGTGAGGAGTCCTGCACATTACGCACTTGCCCAGGAGGTCGGCTACAAGGGCCGAGGGGCGCTACTGAAAACCGGCAGGACTTCCAAGGCAACTGGGGAGGCGATCCTTCGGCGTGGAAACCTCAATCAGAAGCTTCCCTGGAGTCGCGACCTCGTCTCCTGGGCGCAGCGGCGCGGGATCAACCCGTGGGCGCTGTCGCGCTCGATTGCGAAGAAGGGCTACAAGCCACAGCCGTTCATGTTCGAGTCGCTTGACCGTAACAAAGAGGAATTTCTCAAGGAGTGCCAGGCGGCGCTCGACGCAGATGCGCTCGCGAAGGCGGCGAGGGGATGATGGATGGCCAGGCTGAGATTCCCATTCGACGAGGTCCTGGCAGCGGTCTCCGCGCGCCTTCTGGCCGATCACCCAACCCTGAAGATCTGGGCCTTGGTTCCACAGGCCACGGCCAAGCCCTACGTGGAACTTGCCGGGATCTCTTTGACCGACCGGAGCTTCAAGGGAACCGGGGTCATGGAGATATTCACGGCCTTCTCTTGCGTCTCGGCGGACTCCTCCGCGAAGGACATCAACGCCATCCTGAACAACCTGGCCGGCTCTTTGTCGAGGATGCCGGTTCCGGTTCTGACCGGGGATTGGGTCATCGAGGACGTAGACCAGGATGGTCCGGTGGAGGTTCACAAGGAGTTCGACTCTGTGGATGTCTTCTGGCGTGGGAGCTTGCGGGTCCGGTGGCTCGTGAGGGATCAGCGGGTCCGGTGAAGTCAAACTGGAGGAGGTAATCTCATGGCTGCGATCACGATTCAGAAAATCTCCGGCGGCACGGTTGCGCTTTCCGCCGGGAAGGCTGTTTGGACCGGGCTCATTCCGGCCGCGGCGGTTGCGGCTGCGGCTGGTGGTGACTCGATCGTGAACGACGGTCGGACTTACTACGAGGTCATTAACGGCGGTGCCGGATCGATCGATGTCACGATCGGCCAGGCCAAGAAGTCGAGCTATGGTGAAGACCACGACCCGGTGGTGACGCTTGCCGCTGGTGTCACGAGAGTTTTCGGGCCGTTCTCGAAAGATCGGTTTGACGATGGGGGCGGGCTTGTGCAGTTCACGTACTCCGGGGTCACGACCGTTACGGTGCGTGCGTTCTCGCTCGCTGAGCAGTTCAGCAGCAACTAAGGAGGATTGAAATGGCTCTGAAGCTCGGCAAAGATGTCAAGGTCAAGATCGACCTCAACGGGGTCGGCGGGGCCGGCGCGAACTGGTCCACGATCGGGCAGCAGCGCGGCGGCAGCGACACGATCGGAAACGATACGGTGGACGGCACTACCAAAGATTCCGCCGGCTGGGTCGAGTCCGTGATCGTCCACAAGAACTGGTCCGTGTCGATCGACGGCGCGCTCGATCCAGCGGACGCCGGGCTCTCCTACCTCCGGACGCAGCTCAAAGCCGGCGCGAAGGTCTATGTCCAGATCGATGCCACGGTTGCCGGCGGGATCAAGGAGGAAGGGCGTTCAATTGGGAACATGACGCGGGATCACCCCGAGGGGGATCTCGTGTCCTTCAGCGCGGAATTCACTGGCGATGGGGCACTGACCACGAGTCCGTAAACAACGGAGGGGGGGGATCTATGGCGAACCGCATGGCCGGAGAGGTCTCGATCCGGCTCGACCGGACGAGGGTCCTCAAGTTCGATTTCAACGCACTGGCTGAGTTCCGGCAGAAGACCGGCAGCTCCGTGGAGTTGCTCTTCGTCCGGCTTTCGAAGGCGAAGCCGCAGGGCGAGATGGCGGCCGTTGAGTACGCGCTTGAGCTTCTGAGCGAGCTTGAGCTGCGGGCGCTTCTCTGGGCGGCCCTCCTCCACCAGGAGCCGCAGATCACGCTGGAGGAGGCCGGGCGGCTGATGGATCAGGCCGACGGCGAGAGCCAGACCGAGAAGGCGAACTATATCTTCTTGAGGATCTTCGAGGCTTGGGCCGCCACCAAGCCGGCCGAAGTAAAAAAAAACCTCCTCAAGAAGGTGCAGGCAATCGAGGCGCAGAAGCGGATGTTGGACCAGATTCCGGGGAATGGGACTGGGACGCTCTCCGACGCACCGCCTTCGGATACCTCGGCATCACCCCTCGGGATTTCTGGCGGCTGACGCCAGCGGAGTATCAGCTCATGGTCGAGGCACGGCAGAAGTTCGAGCGACGCGACCGCGAGCAACGGGCTTGTGAAATCATTGCGAGTCTTTCAGTCCACGGAAAGAAGCGAGTATCTGGGCGGGATATCTATCGCATGGTGGTAGGAGATGAGGCAGCGCACGATGTGGATCTTGAACGGTTCGCAGACATGATTGCCGAATCACGCGAGCGTGTGAAAGCTCAGCAAGAATCTGCCGGGGTGGACCTTGGCTAAAATCGGGGACCTCTTCGTCCAGATCGGCGCGGACGTTCAGGACTTCGAGAAGGGCCTGAAGAAGGTCGAGCAGACGGTTGGGAAGCTCGGGAAGGACCTCAAGCAAGCCGGCGGGGATCTGACGAAGGTCTTCACCGCTCCGATCGCCGGCTTCGCCATCGTAGCGCTCAAGAGTTCCAAGGAAGCGACGGCGGCATTCTCAGCCTTCGGGACTCGGATCACGGCGATCATGGGGGAGCTGGGGACGGAAATCTTCCGGGCGCTCAACCTCGATTCGTTTCTTTCGGGGTTGGGGGACGCCTTGCGGTCAACGGCCGATTGGTTCAAGGGCCTATCCGACGGCATGAAGACCACGGTGGTGACGATCGCCGCAGTAGTGGCGGGGCTCGGGCCGGCGCTGTTCCTCTTCGGGCAGACGATTGTCCTCGTGAAGGACCTTGCGGCCGTGGTGCGGGTCTTGACCGTGGCGATGAACTTCCTTGCGTTGAATCCGATCATCCTGGTTCTCGCTGGAGTTGCCGCGCTTGCGGTTGCATTCGGAGTTTACTCGATCACGACACGCGACGCAGACAAGGCAACTGGAAATTTTTCTGAAAGCTCGAGGCGATTGGCAGAAGGAACCCTGAGCGTCGAGAAGGTCATGGAGTCGTTTGATAGCGAGGTCAAGAGGCTTAAAGATCGTTTAGCAGAGCTTACCAAGCGGGAACAGGAAATGGTTGCCCAGCATGAACGTGGTGTTGCTGGGGGAATGGGCTTCAACGCTGTCTTGATATCAATCCGCAACTCAATCGCGCAGCTAATTGCTGAACTTGCCGGTCTGGATCGTGTTGCTGTCGAGAATGAGGCAACCACCAATGCTCTTTTTGGTGCTTACAAGGCCTACGGCGACGCCATCGTGATTGTCGCGAAGGATGAACAACTTCAAGCTGACGCGCTCGACATTGTAAACGACAAGATCAAGGTGAACCTCGACCTCAAGAAGAAGCTCCTTCAGATATTGCCTGTTGAGTCTGAGCAGCTCAAGAACGTAGTCGCCGACTTGAAGAAGCTGAACGCGGAGAAGGAACGAATCAAAGACGAGGTGAAGGATCGCGACGATCTCGCCAAAAGCTACGAGCGCTTCGGCGACGCCATGACTTCCGTGGCGGTTGCCGAGGAACTTGCGCTGCCGCATTACAGCTCGATCAACGCGGAACTCCAGGCAAGGATCCAGCGTTACGATGAGCTGCGCCACACACAGGGCGCGACGAACGAGCAGCTTGAAGAACAGCGGACGAGGATCGAGGAGCTATCGTCCCCCCTGAATCAGCTCGTGGCGCACATCCAGGAAGTGGAGATCACTTCCGCGGAATTCGTGATCGGGCTTTTCGACCAGGTCTCGCAGGGGATTGGTAACGCACTGGCGCAGATCATCGTTTTCGGCGGAAAGGTGAAAGACGTTTTCGCGCAGCTCGGGAAACAGATCCTCGCGACGGTGATCTCGACTCTGGTAGCAATCGGGATCCAGCAACTCATTCTCGCTATCGTCGGAGTCGCCGCTGCTGAAACCCAGGGTGGTGCGCAGATCGGAGTGAACATCGCGAGGGCTGGAACCGCAGCCTACGCAGCTTCAATCGAAAGCCAGGGTCTTCTCGGGCTGGTTACTGGTCTCGCCGCGGCGGGGGCTGCCATTGCAGCCGCAACTGGAATCGCGGCGGCAGGAGGAACGGCAGGAATCGGTAGCGCCAAAGGCATCGGTGTGGCCTCGCTCGCCACGGCAGCAGCCGCCGAAGGTGGCCTCTTCACCCGACCGGCCCTAACCACGATCGGCGAACGCGGGCCCGAGATCGTCCTCAACCGCCGGAACGTCGAAGACTTCATGTCGCCCGGCATGGGAGGCCTTCGTCGCGTGGAAATGTTCTTCGACGGGCGGCCGATTGCCGAGTACACGCTTGAGAGAATGCCGGAGATCCTGCGCTTGCATGGAGTGGCAACCTGATGGCGACGCTGGATCCGATTGCGAACTTTGCCATCGTCACGGTCTCGCAGGGGTACAACAACGCGGCTACCTCGATCGTGCTTTCAACGGGCGACGGATCGAAGCTTCCATCTACCAGCTCCGTCTACAACGGCACCTGGTGGAACGCCACGGACTATACTAACCCGGCGGACGATCCTCTGAAAGAGATCTTCCGTGTGATCGCGAGGACCGGCGACACGATCACGATCACGCGCGCGCAGGAGGGGACAACCGCACAGAACCACAACACTGCCGGGAAGACTTACAAAATGATCTTCGCCTTCTCAAAGAAGTTCCGCGATGACATCGAGAACAAGATCGACGGGATCTATAAGTCCGGCTTCCGGGCAACCATGTCGGCGAACCAGAGCGTCCCGACTGGTGTCCAGACAAAGATAGTCTTTAACACCGAGGCCTTCGACCTCGCGGCGGAATACGACCCGACAACGAACTACCGTTTCACGGTTGCGCGGGATGGATACTACCTCTTCATGGCCGGGGCGAAATGTACCGGCTTGACCGTGGATCTGGCCGAGTATATTCAGCTATCAATCAACAGCACTGATGCCTCCGGCAGCGAGCAGTGTCGCCATCATTCACGAGTAGTAGCGGCAGAGATCAACCTGCTCGTCTCTGTCTTGAAGTTTTTCTCCGCAGGTGCGACGGTCGGAGCTTGGCTTGAGCAAAACACTGGAGCCAACGTCACAGTGGACTCGAACCCGATCCAGAGCTACTTCCTCGGCTTCCCCATGATCAATCCGGCGGCTTGAGGGATCCATGGTAGGAGTTGATGCGGCGGGGACGAGCGCGGCTGGGTCCACGGCTTATCATCTTGACCAGGAACTCGTGGTGGATGTCGCTGGCGGAATTCGAACCGGGACAATCATGGACAATGGCCTCCGGATCGTTGACCGCCTGGCCGGCCGAAGCACCTGCGAGATTTCAACCCGCGATCCGACCGGCAACCTCCACTACTCCCCCGGAGAGCAGGCTTATGTTACCTGGCATGGCCGCAGGCTCTTCGGCGGCAGCATCGAAGAGATCGAGGAAGAAGCTCCCGGAGAGAGCGAAGACATCTTCAACCGTCTCCGGTGCGTGGATTTCAACCAGCTCTTGGATCGGTTCTTCGTCTCGGCGACTTACGAAGAGAAGACAGTCCTCCAGATCGTCACGGATATCGTGAACGTCCAGACACGGTTGAAGGATGAGGGGGTCACCGTCGGAGAGGTCCAGGTTGGACCAACGATCAAGAAGGCGAATTTCAACTACGTCAAGGTCTCGGACGTCTTCAAGGATCTCGCCGAACTAACCGGCATGGCGTGGAATGTTGACCACTACAAGGCCGTGCGGTTCTTCGAGCGAGCCACGTATACGGCTCCGTTCAATTTCACTGCGACCCCTGGCGAAAGGAAGTATCGAAATCTGAGCTACTCGAAAAGCCGGAGCCAGTACCGTAACCGGCAGTGGCTTCGGGCCGGAGTAGATGAAACTGCCCAGAGGACTGAAAACTTCAGGGGAGACTCAACCTCTATTGAGCCCTCGAAGCGCAATCGGACGTTCACTCTCACGTTTCCGGTTTCGCGCATCGTGTCGATCAAGCGCGATGGGATAACACAGCGCATCGGGATCAAGGGCAAGGACAAAGATGGGGATGCCACAGTTCCATCCTCCACGACCTGGCCGCAATGGCTTCACCAGAAGGGTGATGCGGATATCTCCCAGAACTCGCTGAGCGACGAGACGCTGAATCCGACCCTGACCTCCCCGCAGATCCTGGAGGTGGTCTACTTCGGCCAGTTCCCGATCGTGATTGATGCGCAGCTTGATTCCGAGATCACCGCACGCGCGCTCGTGGAATCCGGAACCGGGATCTACGAGTCTGTCGTGGACGATAAGGACCTTGACGGCGGTGGCTTTGCGGCGGAGAAAGCTGCGCGTCTCTTGACGCTCTACGGTCGGATCCCGGCTGAGGTCTCCCTGGAGACAGATGTCTTCGGGCTTGCACCAGGGCAGCTTCAGACAAACACGTTCAACCAGCATGATCTCACGGCGGTTCAGTTTCTCATCGACTCTGTAAACGTGAGCTTTCCGCGGTTTGATCTGCCGCGTGTCGTCGTAAAGATGCTTGACGGGGAGCGCCAGGAAGGCTGGGCTGATTTCTTCCGCAAGCTCTTTGCGGCTGGCCGGGAATTCGTGATCCGCGAAAACGAGACGATCATCCTGGTGCGGTCGGAAACGGACACGGTGACTTTCACGGATACTAGGACTCGATCTGTCACCCCTCCCGACACCGACCTCCTGAAACCCTATACCGACGACCCGTATTCCTGGGCGGTCTTCGGAGAGTACTCGGTTCCTTTTTCTTCCGAGAAGTTGGCGCTCGCGGCCTTCGGGCGGTCGCGGTGGGGGGCTCCCCATGGAAGCTGAGATGCGCCATTCGATCCGCGACGGGGTCCTGATCACCAACAACATCGTCGTCGAGATCTGCTCTCCCGGGGACCTGGCGGACTACCTCGCTGGCCGGCTGAAGGTCCTGGATCGGATTGAGACCTCGAACCTCGTCGTGGACAACGGCCTCAACGCACTCCGCGACCTGATGATGAATCCCTACGTCGGGGGTGTGGGAGCCTCTCCGGATTACATCGCGCTTGGGACGGACGGCTCAGAAGTGGTCGCGAGCCAGACGGCACTCGTGGCGGAGGCCTTCCGGAAGCAGATCACGCGTCGGAGCCCGCTCAATAAGGCTCTGATCTGGCAGATGTTCATGGCGGCGACAGAAGGTAACGGCGGCGGGACGGTGATCTATAAAGAAATCGGGCTCTTCGAGCAGGCGATTGTCGGGGCTGGCAGGATGTGGGCACGAGGTCCATTGACATCGGCGACCAAGACTTCAAGCGTTTCGATCACGGTGAACTGGCAGATGAATTTGGCGGCAACGTAATCCCATGGCACTGATTTGGTACCCAGGCGAGATCCCGGCGGGGAACTTCTACAACAAGTCGGCACGTGACTTGAGGGAGTTCCAGGCGATCGAGTGGATGCATCTGAATCTCGGAAGATCCCTTGACAGCTTCGTTCTTTCTGGGATGGACCTTGCCGCTGTTGCTGCGCAGCTCTCGGTAGACGTCGCGGTCGGCCTTGCGGTGATCCATCAATCGGTGGTGGAAGTTCAGACCTCGGCATTCAGAATCACCGGACTTCCGGCTTCGGCAACGGATGTGAAGGTTTACCTGGAGGCGACGAAGAACGCGGCCGGGCAGATTACGGCCGTCACTGGCGCAGGGACCACTGGAGCGCTGCCGGCGAACACGGTTCTACTCGGGCTGGTGAACACCGGCGTGAGCGAGATCACGGCGGGGACGATTCGGAACTCGGCGAAGAAGCCGTTTCCGGTATACAAGGGAACCTATACCGGAAATGATGCCGCAACTCGCAGTTTATTTCTAGGGTTTGCGCCGAAACTTGTTTTTCTTACTGGGCAAGTTCATGAAGCTGCATCAACAAGGCGCGCGGCAATTAGCGGACTAATGGCTGGTGGCATTGGCTTCAATTATGGAGATGGAGATGTTTCCGGTGCAAGTAATAGTAATTTATTCAGACCGAATCTCACATCTCTTGGATTCGACATTTCCTTCGCGAATTCGGCAATTCTTGGCACTTATGAAGGCTTCAACAAATCAGGGCAGGTTTATGACTTCCTCGCCTTCCCGTGATCACTTCAAGCACGCCGAACTAAACCACACCCGCTCCAGGAACCTGTTCGCTGCGCCTTGCTTTTTGCCAAGGCTACTCATGCCTCCGCTAGCTTTCCATGCGAAGCATTTCCAGTTGCCAGGCAAAACATGCTCGCCTTCGTATCCGCAAAGCGCAATCCGCAACCGTGGATCTTCTCCATGTTCAATCGCCCAGGCGCAAACATCCTTCGCAACCTTGAGATCATCCGCAGAGTAGCAGTTCGCATCTCGGTTGGCCTCGGCTGAATATGGCGGGTCTAGGAAAATCCCGCATGGAGTTCCGCTTGCAAAGAAGTGCGACAGTGAATCTCCTGAATCTCCACCGCAGATTCGCTTCCAATCCCCGCAGCAGATTCGGACTCGCTTCAACCTCTCGGATAGAGCCTGCATCCATTTGAGTAATCCTTGCTCACCGCATCCGGCTCGCCCGATGTCGCCGAGGTGGACGAGCGTCCGATTGACGCCTTGGCCCTTGTCGCCGAGGTGGACGAGCTGCCGATTGACGCCTCGACCTTTGTTGCCGAGGTGGACGCGCATCCGATTGACGCCTTGACCTTTGCTGCCGAGGTGGCCGCGTGTCAGGACGCTTTCTCCTTTTTCGTTCTTCTCGATCCTCCATGGTCCATCACCGCGACAGAATCCACCTCCGATCCAATGCGCCATTCCCCAAGCCCACCAGCCGGCAATCTTAGGATCGAAGTAATCGGGATCGCCTTCGAGTTTTTCTTGCAGTGTTGCCTTGCGCATCACGAGCCATGCGTGGCGCGCGTGAAGGTCGTTCTCGATCACTGGCCAATCGGCATATTGCGCGACTAGATCGGGATCCTTTTTCACGGCACGCCAAAAATTCGAGACCATGCCATCCAGGTCATTCACGGTCTCTGTGCCATCGAATTGATTCGGCCTGTTGAGCATCACGGCCCCGGACCCGAAGAACGGTTCGATGTAGCCTTTTACGTCTCCAAATACCTGCCAGACTTTGCGTGCGATTCTGGATTTCCCCCCGAACCATGGGAATGGGGCCTTGAACAGAAGGTCGAGTTTGTCTTCTTCTTCCTCGCCATCTTCTTCCTCTGTGATGTCCGAAAGGTTTAGCCTAGCGATCGAGATCGCGATTTCTTCATCGGTGAATCCAGGAATCTTCTCGCCTTCTAAATTCGGGATCTCGATCGCCGAAAGCTGCCGCAGGGCGTCGTCGAGAAACGCCTGATCCCACTGCGCAAGTTCCGCCGTCCGGTTGTCGGAAAGCGAATAGGCGCGCGCCTCGGACCCGAGCAAGCTCGTCCGATAGACCGCGATCTCCTTCCAGCCGAGTGCCATCGCGGCCTCCAGGGTCCCATTCCCGGCGATCACGGTTCCTCCCTCATCCACAACGATCGGCTTCTGCTGGCCGAAACGTCTGAGGGAATCCTTGATGGCTTCGAGGTTTCGCTGGTCGTGGTGGCGAGCGTTCTTGGGATCCGTCTTCAGTCGGTCGAGGGGGACGATTTCGATTTCCACCAGGGCTACTCCTTCGCCCTTCTCCTGCGTGCCGCCTCCCGAGTGCGGCAGCGATCCGAGCAGTAGCGCCGATCCGCGCGGCTCGGCCAGAACCACGAGGAGCAGCCGTGGCACCAGTGCCGGGTGCGGTGTTCCGATCCCGGGCGCTCGCGCAGGACCTCCGCCCAGGCTCTCGCTGGCGTTGACGCAACTTTCATGCCGCTGATTCTTGCGGCTGCCGGCGGGATGGCAAGGGAAAAGTGTTGACTTCTTCCGGGGGCCTGATTACCCTCGCCCCCCTGCTTTGTGTGCCGCGCTTTCCCGGACAATGACCAGGGCTGCCCGATGCCAGGGCGCTGCACACTCCCCCGGTGGCATCGGGTGCCCGTTTTTCGGAAGGAGTGTGCACGATGTCTCACACGTACGACAGTCCGGTTGACCCGCCAACAGCGATGATCCAGGACTTGGCGCAGCGAGCTGAGGATGCAACGCGGCTCATGGAGGAGGTCGATTCCTTTGCGGCCCGACTCGCGGCCGATGTGGCTGATGTGGTCGTCGGGACGGGGAATGGGGGGATCTCGGCGGAAGCGGCTGGGGCAGTTGGAGTCAATCCGGAGGCGGCCAAGGATGTGGTATTCCGGCCCTCGGCGGCTGCCCGGGTGATCCCCAACAACCCTTTTCGTCGACCGGCTGCAACCGAGAAACGGTTGAAGCTCTTCCTCTGGGGTCATAGCGGGTCCTACAAGACGCGGCTTGCGCTGGCGTTTCCGCGAGTCGCGCTCGTGGACCTAGAGCGTGGTAGCGATCTCTACGCCAGCGAGTTCGATTTTGATCGTCTGGAAAATGTCTCGACGGCCCCAGACGTTGCGCGTGCGGTAGACTGGCTCGCGACGACCCGCCACAACTACCTCACGCTCGTGATCGACCCCATTACCATCTTCTGGGAGGCTCTCCAGAAACGATGGTCCGACGTGTTTATGGAGCGGCGCAAGGAATCGCGCGGCTTCAAACACGAATTTTACGACATGCAGTTCAAGGACTGGAGCACGGTGAAGAGCGACCTCAAGGAATTCTTCCGGAAGCTCCTCGCACTCGACATGAACGTGATCGTGACGGCGAGAGAGAAGCCGCTCTACGCCGAGGGGGAGTTGGCGAAGAAGATCGGCGAGACCTTCGACGGCGAGCGATCGCTACCCTACCTCTTCGATGTCGTTCTTCGGGTGCGCGCCGTCGATGGCCGCTGCCTCGCGCGCGCGGAGAAGGACCGGACGAACCGGCTGCCGAAGGGGGAGTTCCCCTGCGACTTCTCCCTCCTCGCGCGTGCCTTCGGGGGCGACATCCTCACGCGCGCATCCGAGCCGATCTCGCTTGCGACGCCGGATCGGAAGGATGAAATCCTGCGGCTGGCGAAACTCTGCGCAATGACGGAGGCGCAGATCAGCGACCGGCTCGCGAGCTACGGCGCGGCCTCGATCGACGATCTGACGCAGGTCAACGCGGAGGTGATCCTCGGGAAGTTGCGGGGGGTGGTCGTGGCGGCAACTGTTTCGGTACCAAAATAGTTAGGGATGAAAGGACGAACCAATGGGAATGAAAATCGACTTCACCGGCATTCCGGAACCAGGTGACTACGCGCCGATTCCCGACGGCAGTTACGTGATGACCTGCGAGGAAGTCAACACAAAGGACGAGCACGGTGCCGACCTTGCGACCTCGCATGGAGATCCAATGTGGCGGCTGGTCTTCGCGGTGGATCCCCCGAACGAGTTCGCCGGCCGGAAGATTTTCGATCAGGTTATTTTCGGCGGGAAGCTGGCGTTGCGGTCGCGGCTGAAGCTGATCTGCTCACGGCTCGCCGGGAAGAAGTGCGACGGGCAGATCGAGATCGAGCCGGCGGATTTCGTCGGCAAACGCTGCCGCGTGACGGTGTTCCAAGATGAATACAACGGCAAGAAGAACAACAAGGTTCAGTTCGCCGGGTACGACCACCTCGACGCGGTGGGGCCCGGCAACGGTGTCTCGGGCGTCGCGACGGATGACTCAACTCCATTCTGATCACTTTCTCTACACCTTTTTTCTCTGAGGACTGGCGGCTATGAGCGCAAACGGTACGGTTCAGATTGATGGTCTGCTCGGCCAGGTCGTCTGGCGCAAGGAGGGTGGCCGCTTCGTTATCGCCAGGTTCACTCTTACAGACGGCCGCGCGTGCTCCGTCAAGGGCGATCTTGCAGTCCCCTGCGAGGGCGCACGCTATAAGCTGTCGGGCCGTTGGTCGGATCACCCGCGCTTCGGCCGCCAGTTCTCTTTTGAATCCTACGAGTCCGAGAAGCCCACGGACGCCGGCGCGGTCCGGGGATATTTAAAGGCAACGTGCAAGTGGATCGGGCCGCGTGTGGCGGAGGCGATCCTCGCAGCCTTTGGGGAGACGCGGGCGATGGAGATCCTGAAGAGCGATCCGGGGCGAGTCGCGCGCGAGATTAACGGGATCACGTGGGCGCGTGCGGAGGAGATTCAACGGGTGCTGGTGGACATGGAGGCCGAGGAGAAGGTGGCGCTGGATCTTGGGCGGATGCTGGGTGGCTTGCGGGTCCCGGAACGTGCGCTCAATCGGATCCGCGCACGCTGGGGGGCGGACGCGCCCGACGTCATCCGCCAGAACCCCTACGTCCTCGCGCGCGAGATTGCTGGGATCGGGTTCTCCACGGCGGACGCGATCGCCATGCGGCTCCAGTTCGATCCGAAATCCCCGCATCGGATCTGCGCCGGGATCCTCTTCACGCTGGAGGAAGCGGCGACGATGGGCCACACGTGCCTCCTGCGGCGGGAACTGCTCGCGGCTGCGCGTGAGATCCTCAAGCTGGGCGAGGACCTGGTCGACCGCAACGTCACGGCTTTGGAGGATCTGGAGGAACTGGTCGCTGTGGAGGGGTATGTCTATCTGCCGGACCTCCACGCGGCAGAGGCGGCCGTGGCGGGGACGCTGGCGGCCATGGTCCAGACCGAGATCTCGGGCGATCCGCTTTCTGCTCCCGAGCGCGTGCGTCTTTCGAACCAGCAGTTCCAAGCTGTGGAACTGGTGCGCTCGAATCGGGTGGTCGTCGTCAACGGCGCGGCCGGCACTGGGAAGACCTACTCAGTGAGAGCCTTTCTCGACGGCCTGCCGGCGGGCGTTCGCGTGGCCCTCTGCGCGCCAACGGGGAAGGCGGCGCGCCGGCTGACCGAGAGCTCGGGGTTGGAGGCTACGACGATCCACCGGCTCCTGGAGCCGCAGGTCGTGGAGAAGGACGAGGGGACGATCACCTTCGCCTTCCAGCGCAACGGCGGCCGGCCGCTGGAGGTTGATGTTCTCGTGGTGGATGAAAGCTCAATGCTCGACATTCGGCTCTTCTCCCAACTCCTCGAAGCGCTGAACTCGAAGACGCGCGTCATCCTCGTCGGGGATCCCTACCAGCTTGCCAGCGTCGGGCCGGGGAAGGTCCTCGCGGACCTCGTTGGGTCCGGCGTGGTCCCTTTCTTCGAACTGCGCGAGATCCACCGCCAGGAGGCGGCCGGCATGATCATCCGCAACTGCCACCGCGTGCGCGACGGCCTGCCGATCGAGATCAACAACAGCTCCCCGGATTTTTTCTTCATCGAGTCCGACGATCCCGAGGAGATCCATCGTCAGGTCGTGAGCCTCGCGGCGGAGAGGTTGCCGAAGCACTTTAACGTGGATCCGATCCGCGATGTGCAGGTGATCACTGCGAACCGCGAGAAGACGCAGCTCGGCGCGAAGCCGCTGAACGAAAGCCTCCAGGCGCGGTTGAACAAAAACCAGGACGCCGGCTTCGGTCGCTTCCGGCTGGGGGACAAGGTCATCCAGACGCGCAACGTTTCGCTCGACGGGACTGAGTTCACCAATGGCGGCGAGGAGATGCGCGGGAAGCTCTTCGTTGCCAACGGCGATATCGGGATCGTCATTGGGGTGGACATCGAGGCCCGGCAATACCTGATCGAGTTCAGCGCGCCGCGGCGGATCGCGACGGCGCCGATGGTGGAAAATGATCTCCAGCTAGCCTACGCCATCACCGTGCACAAGTTCCAGGGGAGCGAGGCCCCGGTGGTCGTGGTGCCGATCCACTCGTGCGCGGGTCCCATGCTGCTCCAGCGGAGCTGGCTCTACACGGCAATGAGTCGCGCGCGGAAGGCGCTGGTTCTTGTCGGCCAGCGCGCGGAGGTGATGAAGGCGATCGGCCGCAATCAGGCGCGAGTCCGGCACTCGCGGCTGGCGAAGTTGTTGAGGGAGCAATTCGAGAAAATGAAAGCGATCTAACGGAGGAGGGCGAGCCGCGCCGAGCAGCACGCCCAAAGAAGTAGAAGTAGGAGAGAAGAAAAGTCGTGGTCGTGGAGAGTCGGCCTTGCCCGCCGGTGGTGGTTGACGATCGAGAGCGCCTGCCCTATGAGTTTCCCTGTTGGGTACCGGGGCGGCTTCCGACCGGCGACTACTCGCTGGTTGGTTGCGAATCACAGGTCGCCGTCGAGCGCAAAAGCAAAGAGGACGCCTATCGATCGCTCGGCTCCGATCGCGACCGCTTCGAGGCTGAGGTGAAACGACTCTCCGAGTTCCGCTACCCGGCGCTGGTGATCGAGTCCAGCTTGCCCGACTTCCTTTGCCCTCCTCCATTTTCAGCGATGCACCCACGTGCGGCGATTGCGACGCTGCTGGCGTGGAGCGTCCGCTATCGGCTGCCGATCTTTTTCGCCGGCGATCGTTGGCACGCGCAGGCGCTCGTTCGAAATGTTCTGCGATTTTTTTGGCGGTACCACGGTGGGGGATCTGTTGTGGATGGAGGAGACCTTGAGGCCGATCGAGATCGTTCTGGAGAAGTTGACGGGTGCGGAGAAGAACGGTAAGGGCTGGCGCGCGCTCTGTCCGGCGCACCCCGACCGAACGCCTTCTCTTCACGTCACTGAGGCGGTTGATGGGAAGGTCCTCGTGAAATGCTTCGCCGGATGCTCGGCGCGGCAGATCGTGAACGCCATCGGCCTTCCCATGTCGGCGCTGTTCCCCGAACGGCCGGAGTCCGAGACGAAGGGGAAGAAGAAGCGCTACCCGGTGTTGCCGCCCGGACCACATCTCTGTCGCGTCTTCAGTTCGCGGATCGAGGGGGGGCCAGAGAGCGGGTACTCGATCAACCTCCAGCTCATCGCGGTTGCCGGCGCGCAGAAGGGAGTCCGCGTTTTCGACCACTTCAAGATCTCGTCATCGGAGGACCTCTCGCGGCTGAAGGGGTTCCTCGGCGCGGTGGGGATCCAAGCGCGCGAGGACGTGAACCTCGAACCCGAGCAGATAGCCGGCCGGCTGCTCGTAGTATCAACGACTACCGTCGATGTTGTTGCTGGCGAGGATGGGGAGAAAAAACACCGGGTGAACTTTGGCGGTTACTCGATCCCGCCGGAGGGGATGATCACCACCTATCCCTACCGTGACGAGGCCGGCGAGCTACTCTTCGAGGTCCTGCGGCTGGTGCCGAAGGAGTTCCGCCAGCGCCGCCCGAACGGCCGCGGCGGCTGGACGTGGGATCTGGAGGGGACGCGGCGGGTCCTCTACCGGCTGCCGGAGTTGCGTGCCGCCTCCCGCGCCATGACCGTCTTCCTCGTCGAGGGGGAGAAGGATGTGGCGACGGTGGAGGACCTCGGCTGCCTCGCGACGACAGCGCCGCAGGGCGCGTCGGGGTGGGGGAAGCTGGACAAGACATGCCTGGAGGTCCTGCGAGGCCAGCGCGTGGTGGTGGTGCCCGACGCCGACCAGGCAGGGGTGGAGTACCTCGCTGCTGCGGCAAAGGACTTGGCGGGGGTGGCTGATTCGGTTGGGGTCCTCGACGTGCGCGCGCTTCCGCTGCCCGAGGGGACCGTTGCTGCCGTCAAGGACGTGTCCGACTGGCGCGCTGCGTGGATCACCGCCGGCGTGGACCCGCCGTCCTTACCCGAGGTTGCCGCGCGTATCGCTCTCACCCCAGAAGGCTACCTCGCCACGGTTGCGCCAACTCTTCCGGGCGGGAAGGGCCCCGCCTCGATGCCAGCCCGCCCGCAGATCACGAACTACCGCGAGGAGGAGATCGAGACGCCGGAAGGCGTGAAGAAGGCGAAGCTGGCCATCCCGATTACGGCGATCGTTCAGGATGTCCTCTGCATCTGCGGAGGCTGGCCGAAACGGATCGGCCGCGAGCTTTTCTTTGATAACGCCGGCGCGATCGAAATCCTTCCGGGTGACCCGGAGTTCCTCGCCTTCGTCTTGGCGCGCGCGGAACTCGTCTGGGCGGGCGGGGTGGACGCCGAGGGGGTTTGCCTCACGACCAAGCCCGAGGTGCGCGCCGGCGTCGTTCACTCATGCGAACAGGTGGACGACGTATCCGAGTTTCCACTCTTCCCCGAGCCGGCCGGGATCTACATCACCAGCCGGTTTACGAAGTCCGAACGAACCGACGGTTCTTGCCTCACGGATTTTCTCAAGCGCTTCCGGCCGGCGACCGAGGCGGACGAGGCTTTGATCTGGGCGCTGGCGTTGACGCCGTTCTGGGGGGGCCCCCCTGGGGAACGGCCGCTGATTGTGATCACCGGCCCGGAGGGCCAGGGAGTCCAGGAGACGGGGAAGTCCACACTGGCGGATCTGGTGGGACTCGTGGCGGGGGGCGCTTTCCGCGTCCGTCTCGGCCGCGGGGACTTTGGCGAGGACGTGGCAAAACAGATCCTTGGCGACGCCGCAATCCGATATCGGGTAATGCTTTTCGACAACTTATCCGGCCTTACCGAGTCCGCCGAACTGGCGGACCTCATCACAGCCCCCGTGATCCATGGCCGCCCAGCCTACGGCCGCCAGCGCGCGCGCGCGAACCGGCTGACGTGGACGGCGACCTCGGTGTCCCCGGAATTCGACGAGGACCTTTCTTCCCGTTGCGTCGTGATCCACCTTCTCGCGCCGGCGAATGGCGCGGACCCAGAGTTCCGGGCGGTCGGCGCGGCTTTCGTCATGGAGAACCACGCGCGGCTAATTTCGGACGCTCTGTCAATCCTCGGGGGGGAGAAGCGGTTTATCAGCGAGCGCTACTCCCGATTCCCTCTCTGGGATCGGGAGGTTCTCGGTTGCCATGAGGCGGCAAACGAGGCGTTGAAGGTGCGTGGCGAGCGCGTGAGGGCCTGCGACTCCCGTAGCGAGGACGTAGCCATCCTCGGATCCCACCTCAAGGCAAAACACCCGATAGGAACCACCGAGCTAACCCCATCCGCGCTGGCCGAGGCATGGAATGAATCCACCGGCCGGAAGACATCCTCTTCTTGGGTTTGCCGCCGGATTCGGATGGCCATCCGAGCTGGCAAAATCGGGCCTTGGCTTCAAGCGAAATGGGCTTCTGGAACCAAAGGAAGTCCTTGGATCTTCGATCCACATGAGCTACCTACCCACTGACTTATTTTTGAAAGATTCTCAAAGCATGTACACCTCTCGTACGTGCGTACTAGGCTCTATACCTCTACTAGGCGCGAGGCGAAATGAGTCGATGGGTAGGTTGGTTGGTAGGTTGTTTACCTACCCATCGACTCATACTAGTCATTTCCTAGTATAGAGTATAGAGCCATTACGCACGTACGCTAGTGGTATATGGATTAGGAATGTTACGAGAATGAGTCGATGGGTAGGTAGATCAGAGATGCGGGGACACCCCGCACCCCGTCACGTCATCTGCGCCTGCGTCGAGGGGGGTTGGCGGGGCGGCGGTTCGGGCGGATCGGCGAGCTGGTGCGGCGGGAAGGCGCGGTCGGCGGAAAGTAAAAGTATACGCTTCGGCGGGAAGGCCTCCGGCGGGCGTGCGGTGGTGGGGCGGCTGGTTGGGTGGCGCTGGACGCCAGACTGGCCGGTTGCGGCGGCGTGGTGCGGCGGTCGGCCGGCGCGATTTTGAGAAAAAATTGAAGGAGGCAACATGATTCGATCGATATGGAAGAACTCTTTGGAGATCCCTGCCACCGTCTACTCTCTCTGGCAGTCGGCGATCGAAGCCGTTACTCCTCCCTACGATCGCCTCGTGCGCGCGGGCCGGTACTTCTCGGATCCGCCGGAAGCCGTGGCGATCGAGGACGAAGCCGAGGCGGCGCACCGCCGGGGGGATCTCGCGGCGGTTGCCGCAGCGGTCGCGCGCTGGCGAGAGGTCTGGCTGGCGCGGCTGGAGAGGGTGATCTGAGGCGGGGCGGGGGCCGGGCGGTGGGCCGGGGGGGGCTGGAAAAAAGTAAACAGATTTTCTTTTGACATCCGAAGGAAGAAAGCGTATACTCTTCCGCCATGATTACCGACTACCTCCTCTCCAACGGCACGATTACGATCGAGTCCCTGCGGCCGGACGGCGGGCACCGCACCTTCCGGATCCGCACTCAACCCGAGGACTCGAACTTTGCACCCGGCCGCCGAGTCGTCGCGCTTCTCTCGGGGCCGGACAACGAGTCGGACTACACCGGCTTTGCCTTCGTCGCCGAGGACGGCGGCGGCGTGGACGTGTGGCGGTCGAAGCGCGGCATGGATGAGAAACGCTCCACGTGGGAATGGTACGCCGACATGCTCACGCGGCCGGGGATCTACCAGACGCAAGGGTATCGCTACCTCGTGTCGCAGCGTTGCCGGCGGTGCAACCGGAAACTCACCGATCCGATTTCGATTTCTGAAGGGATAGGTCCCGAGTGTGCGGGGAGGAGCTGATGAAAAAAATCTCGAAGGGGAAGAAGAGGCGGCCGCGCCGTGATCCAGCGACCCTGCGGCCGCTTTCGAAGTTCCACTCGGACTACTACGAACGCAAGAAAGATTACTATCGGAAATGGCACCGCACCCACCGCAAACAGCAGAACGTCTATATGCGTCGGTGGCGGCGCGAGCACCTGGAGGAGGCCCGCGCCTACCAGCGAGAGTACCGCCGGCGGTGGCGGGCGGCAAGGAAGCGAAGCAAGGCGCGGCCGGATAACGACTTGCGACAGAAGAAAAAATGAAAAAGATTCTTATGGACATTTTCACGGGGCGGGGTAGGATGCTGGTAGATCGATCATGGTGATCGATCGAGAGCCCACACGGGGGCGGAAAGTAACAAATGGAATCACGATATTTAACGGAATGCGAGAGTGCGATGCTGGCTGAACACGCATCGATGATCCGGCAGCCGAAGCGGCGCGAGCTAGATATTGACCTCCTCACGTGTGAGGGGGACTACGGCTACGGTCCCTGTGGCTCCTACGTCGATTGGGGTGACGGGCGGTGCTCACACGGACACGAGATCGAGATCAAGATCGAGACAGAGCCGGCGTGAGCCGGCGGAAAGGAAAACATGAGTATCATTGGAGCGACGCCGACGAAGCTCAAGGACGGGACCTGGGGTGCTCGGATCCTGAGTGATATTGAGGTCGCCGTGGGACAGACAGTGCGCATCACCACAACCCGTGGAGGCGAAAGAGAAACAGGAATAGGAATAGGAGGTCACACAGATGAAGGTATCGCGCGTCACGGTCCGACAGATCCTCGGACAGGAGTCGTTCGATTTCCGTCCCGCGGAGAGTGGGCTCACGATACTGCGCGGACGAAACTCCTCGGGCAAGTCCTCGATCCTCGAGGCGATCAAGGCGCTCCTGGCGGGCGGCACGGACGCTACCCTTCTCCGTCAGGGTTCCACGGAGGGTGAGGTGGTCCTCCTCCTCGACGAGGGGATCGAGCTGAGGGAGAGCCTCCGGCGCAGGGCCGGCGAGGATGGACAGCCCGGCGGGGTCGAGGCGAGCTACCGGGTCACGCACCCACAGCTCGGCCGGCTCAAGTCGCCCCGGCAGTACATCGAGAAGCTGATCCGGGGAGAGAGCTACAACCCCGTCGCATTCCTCGATGCTCCGCCCGCGGAGCGCGTGCGGATGCTGCTCTCGGCGGTCGGCACCAAGCTCCCGCCGGAGGAACGGGCGCGGTTCCAAGCGGCAGCGACACTGCTGGGGGACGAGGGGACGACGACCGAGAACCTCTTCGACCTGCCGGCGCTCCAGGCGACCGATCAGCTCGAGGCGAAGCTCTTCGACGCGCGGACCAGCGTTAATCGTCTGGCAGCCGAGAAGCAGAAGATGCTCGTGGAATTGTGCAAGGCGACTGCGGATGTCCACGATGTGGACGCCGCCCGAGCAGAGCTGGAGGCGGCGACCGCAGCGATGGAGGCAGAACGTCGGGACGCGGAGAAGCAATTCAACAACAACGAGCTCGTCCATCGATCGGCGTGTGAGATGAGGACGGCGGCGAGGGACACGGCGCAGGAGGATTCCTACCAGGCGATCACGACCGGGGCCAAGGCAGCCGAGGAAAAAAAGGACTGCGAGATCACCGCGATGCTGGTGAGGATTCAGGATGCTGGTCGGATCCTGGAGGGACTGCAGCAAGCCCACTCCAAACTCAGGTCCGACCGTGCGGCGATCCGGGATGTGATGGTGGGGGACCAACAGGAGGTCCGGAAGGAGTACGAGAGAGCGCTCACCGAGGAGCACGCGCGAATCAAGGAAGAGCGGGACGTCCAGAGGGAGGTGATCCGGGCGGCGACGGGTCCACGGATCAGGGCTGCGCTGGACGCCGAAGCAGGGGCGAAGCTGCGCCTGGAAGAGGCCGTCAGAGCCTCTGGCCTGCTGGAGCTGGCAGAGGGCGCCAGGAAGGAGGCCGACGAGGCGGAGGCCAGAGCCGCGGACCTCACAATGGCGATCGACGGCGTGCGAGCCCTCCGCGAGAAGGTCCTCGCGCACTGCCCGGTGCGCGGGATCGATGTGCGGACCGACGGGCTCCACCTCGATGGGGTTCCGTTCGATCGGGCGAGCGAGTCTCGTCGGATCGAGGCAGCCGTGGACCTCGCGATCGCCACGGCGGGGGAGCTGAAGATGTGCATCGTCGACGGCCTGGAGCGTCTCGACCCGGAGCGACTGGAGGAGTTTCGCGTTCGCGTGGAGGCCGCCGGCCTCCAGTGCATCTGCGCGACCGTGGATGAGGGGGCGCTCAGGGTGGAAAGAGGTGACTGATGAGAAAGCTTGTCCGTGGTGGTCAGGGCCGGCGGCACGAAAAGGTCGAGGATGAGGTTCGAGATGAAAAAAATCAACTGTGGTGACCAAAGCCAGAAGCCCAAGAGTGTGAAGGATGCTGCATGGGCTTGGGCGGTCGCATACGCAGATCTATGCGATGCACGGTTTGAGTATGCGCAGGCCGTTACGCGCTCAAAATCTAAACGGACTCCGACTGCACAAACAAAGGCGGAAGATGCGGTGGAAATAGCCGATCAGACGTTGGAATTGGCCTCGCGCAAAACAGATAAGGTGTGGAAAATGGTCGAGCTGGCGGCGGATCAGTGTGGGAGCGACTTGGCCAAGCAAGCGCTGCAACTGCTTCGTGAATGGCGCTCGACACCATTCTTTGATACTCGGGAAGCGTGGGCGCTCTGGGTTGAAGACTTTGGCGCTCGCGTGGATAAGGTGATCAAGAAAGGAAGATAGCGATGCATGATCGTGACAACGTGCGTGGTGGTCAGGGCCGGCGGCCCGAGGAGGTTGAGGACTCCGCGGCCGTGTTCCTCGTCTGCGCGGCGGCGTTCGCCGCGCTGGTGATCCTCGCGTGGTGGAGCCTGACGTGATAGCCTGGATCCTCGGCATCTGGCTCGGCCTATGCATCGGTTTCCTGGTTGGATGCGGCTGGGCCGGACGGAGGCGCGCATGAAGGATAATGCCGTCACTATCGCAGATGTCATCTCGTGGAGTCCGTGTGGCGGCTACACGCTTAAGCGATTGGAGGAATTGGCCGCGGGCCGGAAGCGCATGACGGCCAGCGAGATCCTGTCGCTCGACATCCCAATGGATCATCGTCTCTGGGTGGTGCTGAGACCTACTTTGGTGCGGCTGGAAACCATCCGTATTTTTGCCGTCGACTGCGCCGCCCTCGCCGAAATGGATGGGAAATCATGAAGACGGACACCTGTCGCTCGTGCGGCCGGAAGATCCTATGGGGCGTGACCGCTGAGGGGAAGAAGATCCCGCTCGACGCGGTGGCACCATGCTACATAGATAGCGATCCTGGCGTTAACCATGAGGTTGCGCGATCTTGTGCCCACGTGAGCCACTTCTCGGTCTGCCCGGCCGCGAGCGAGTGGTCGGGGAAGACGCGAAAGGAAAAGCGATGAAAAAACATTACGGAATCCCACGGTCGGCCGTTGTCGCTGAAGTGAATCGGCGCAAGCGCGAAGGCCCGTCTATCTGTAGTGTGAATGGTTGCGGCAATCCACGCTTCGGCCGGAAGCATCGGATGTGGGTCCACCATCAACTATCGTGGTCAAGGGATCGAGCCTATTACTGCCACTTTCACCGTGGCGAGGTCTGCTATATGTGCGGGGGCAGGGCGCTCAGGTTCCCAAGCCATGGGCGGCCCGATGGGGAGTTGCGTCCGCTCTGCCGTAATTGTCGGCTCTCGCTTTATGAGTCGTGGCTTGGAGAACTCAGGCTTGCGAAGATCGAGCGCCGGATTGCCATGGAGAAGAAGCGCAAAGTCTGGCGATTGAAACGGGAGGAGAAGGAACGGAAGGCCGAGGAGCGGCGGTTGAAGAAGGTGCAGAAAGAAGGAGGTTTACATGGAAACGGATAACAACGGCGACCTATGCAAGGTGGTGGTGAAGGATTCCAGGCGAATGACGCGCCTCCGAACGCTCAAACGGAAACCCATTGAAGGGCCGATCAATTTCGATGCCCTGAGACTTTTGGTGCGGAGCTTCTACGACATCCAGAAGCTCAGAATTTCGTACGTGCTGCGGCTCCAGGATCTCGACCGCCGGCAAATCATCTCGAAGGACTTGGCCGAGGAATACTATGGCCTGCCGTTCCAACACCTGGAGGGAGCAGAAGCAGAGCTACTTCGGACGGTGGCGGACATGGTCGCCGGGCATCCATTCGCCGTCTGGGCGATGCAGGTGCGCGGGATCGCGGAGACCTTGGCAGGGGCCTTCCTCGCAGAGGTTGGGGCGGATCGTCAGGTGCGGATCGCGCCGTCCGGAGATCTGGCGGACCTTGCCGCAACGGCCGGAATCTGCCATGAGACGTGGCTTACCCACCCGGACCGGATCCCACTGGCAAAAGGGACCAGCCGGAATCGAGACGGAAAGGACCAGGAGCCGGAAGAGGACTCAGAAACCGAGGATCTCGGGAAGAGCGTCGATGCTCGGGATCGGTTCTACGCGAAGCTCTCGAAGCTCTGGCACGGCAACAAGCGCGAGATGGTTGGGATTCTTGAGGAACGACGCGGGATCGCGTGTTTCCCCACTGTTTCTACTCTCTGGGCCTACTCCGGGCTTCACGTGGTCCAGGACCCGAAAAGCGGGCTCATGGTGGCTCCCCGCCGGAGGAAGGGAGAGAAGCTCCGGGTGAACTCCTTCCTCCAAACCCTAGCCTACAAGATGAGCGACTCATGGATCAAGTGTGGCGGATACTTCCGGGTGGTCTACGACCGCGAGAAGGCGCGGCAGCTTGCTACCGGGTTGCCGAAGTGGCACGCGGACATGAGGGCGAGAAGGAAGGCGAGCAAGCTTTTCTTTGCGCTGGCGTGGGAGGTCTGGCGCAAGGCGGAGGGCTTCCCGACTCGGGTTGGGTACTGCTTCGAGAAGCTGGGCCACACGGACCAGGTGCGGCCGGAGGAAGTGATAGAGAAATAGAGCCAGGCTTCCACAGAGATCCACGCCGGAGTAGCGAGCCATCGGATTCAAGAGAACCATGAAGCCATAGCGAGCCTGCCCAAGTTAGAGAACCATCTTCATCGAGCGAGCCAATCGGGCCAAAGAGACCCACAGGTACGTAGCGAGTCAACTCAGATTAGAGATCCATGCGATCGTAGCGAGCCTGCGAGCCACAGAGATCCACTCGGCTGTAGCGAGCCTTGCCATGATAGAGAACCGTAATCCAGAAGCGAGCCTGAGGGCCAGAGAGAACCCAGTGTGTGCAGCGAGCCTTACATACATAGAGAACCATCACGGCGAAGCGAGCCAATCGAGCCAAATCAACCTAGAGAACCATCTGGGTCGAGCGAGCCTTTGATCTAAAGAGACCCACGAGAACGTAGCGAGTCAACTCAGATTAGAGATCCATGCGATCGTAGCGAGCCTGCGAGCCCAAGAGAACCAAAGTTGCGTAGCGAGCCTGATTAGATTAGAGAACCATTGCGTAGAAGCGAGCCACTACGGGCCAGAGAACCAAGGGACGTGAGCGAGCCACCCTCGAACAGAGATCCAGGCAACGGAAGCGAGTCGCTGCGGACGAGAGAACCATACAAGTTCAGCGAGCTATCCTCGGCAAGAGATCCACCGCGATTGAGCGAGCCGTTCGGCGACAGAGATCCACGCAGCTCAAGCGCGAGGCCCCCATCCTCGGGGGCCTTTTTATTTCCTTGACTTTCGTCGATACTCGCAGTGAGAATCGAGCCTCATGGCCAATCCCGTCATCATCTTCGCGATGGATCAGGGATACGACGGCAACTCCGGGTCCGGGGCAGGGCCCGCGACGCCGGTCACGGGGACGAAGGCGCGCTCTCGGTCTGCTGGCTCAACGCGGGTGGGATTCTGGGAGGCCTCCGCGCCGGATCTATCCCTCTTCGCCGTTGATGGATCGCACGTCCTGAAGCTCGGCACCGGCGCGGGCCGGCAGTGGTCGAAGGTCCTCGCGAAGAAAGACACCCAGCAGTCTGTGACCGGTGATATGACGGCTTCCGGGACGACGGTCTCGGACACGGTCTCAACCGGGATGACGGTCGGCGATACCGTCCGGATCGCCGGGGCGGGGGCGGCTGCGGCGGACCTCTACACGACCATCGCCACGATCCCTGACGGGGTTTCCTTCACTACGAATGACGCCGCCTCGACGACCGTGGCCGACGTGGCCGTGGTGAACCCGAAGCAGGTCACGCTAGAGGACTCGTTCCAGCTCGTGAGCGACACGGCTTGGGCCTGCGGCGGCATGCGCGAAACGGCAATGGGTGCGACGCAGCTCTGGCTGGACCTCAAGCCCGGCTGGACCGTGGAGTTCCGGCAGATTACTGCCGAGACCGCGAACGATCAGGTCTTCACCTCGACCGTGACTCTCACGGTCTCGGGCGACACGACCAACGGGCGGATCACGATCCGGGGCTCTGCGGCGCTGGGGGTCCGGCCTGTTCTCCGCGCGAACCCGTCCTCCGTCTCGCTCTTCACTTGCAGGGGCAAGCTTGTAAGCTTCGAGGGCTTCGACACGAACAACACCGCCGGGACCGTCCTCTGCGACTCCAACAACGCCGGCGACGTCACGCTGAAGAACGTGAAGCAGAGCAAGGGCACTACGAGCGACTACGCGCTTCGCGTCACGAGCGCCGTTACGGGCGGCCGGTTCAACATCGTCGACTGCGACCTCCGTGACACGTCCTCGGCCTGCGTCTCAATGCTCGGCGGGGCGGCGCTCTACGTCGGGGGCTCGTTTCTGAAGAGCGGGAACAATCAATTGATCGAGAGTAGTGGAGCCGCCGACGTCTTCATCGAGGACTCTGCCCTCACCGGCGGTGGAAACGTTGCGATCAATATTCTGGCGAGCGCTGAGATCCTCTTCGTGGCGCAGCGGATCACGATCGACGGCTACGGGAAGGGGATCTCCCTCAACGCCAACGCTGCGCGCGGCTGCGTGATCACGAACGACCAGATCACGAACTGCTCTGGCACGGCGCTTGAGTTCCCCGCCGGCGGGGACGCCCTGAAGGGGCTCGTGGACCACAACAACTTCTTCGGCAACGCGACGAACCGGACGAACGTCTCGGCCGGAGCGAACGACACGGCGCTGGATCCGCAGTACAGGAATGCGGCTGGGTATGATTTTAGGACGGCTCAGAACGCGCGGGCGAAGGGTTGGCCGAAGCAGACGCCGGACGGCGGTACGAAGACTAGCGTTGACATCGGCATGGCCCAGCGGCCGGACCCGGCGGCCGGGGATATCATCGTCATGGTGATCTCGGTGATCGAGACCGCGAGCGATGTGACGGTCCAGTACCTCGTCGAAGGGGGTGCTGCCGACGGCTCGACCCAGGCCGTGGTTGTGAGCAAGTCTGGGATCCCTACGGGCATCCACCTCTCGGCGATCCAGCGGAACGTCGAGGCGGCCTTGCGCGGGGGCGTTTCGCCGAGTACCCTTGTGGGGCAAGAGATTCTGTGCTGACGAAAAACGATTGGAGGTACGAGTTCATAGAGTCGCTCAAAGCCAGGATAATTAAGGAGGCATCATGGCGAAACTGATTCTCTTCCTCGTCTTCTACGCGGCGCTGGTGTTCTCCGGGTGCGCGGCACTCGACGACCTTTTCACTCCTGGACCATCGGGGAAGTCGCCGGCTGGGGAGACCGGAGAGAAGTTTCGTGGTCTCTATCCTCCCTGGAGCGAAGTGGCACTCATGGGGCTCATGGCGATCCAGAACATCTACCTCGGGGCGCGGAAGGTTCAAACGCGCCGAAAGAAGCTCGTTGCAGTGAAGGCCGCGCCGTGACATGGATCTTGCTCTCGATCGCATTCACGACGCTTTGCTTTTTTGGATGCGCCTTGTTCCTCGCCATGCACGCGAGGACATTGGGAAAGGTGTGGACGAGGAGGATTCTCGTCGGGTCGCTCGGGTTCGTCCTCATGGGAATTGGGCGGGCCATCTCCCTGTCGATCGTCAGGGATGGAGCTGTGTGGCTTCCGGAGATTCCGCAGGTCCGTCTACACGTGCAATCGGTCTTGACCGCCGTCGGGGCGTTTCTGGTCCTGTTGTTGCTCTGGCACATGGTTCAGACGATTCGCCGATGGCGGGAGATGAACCCCTTCCAAGTCGAGGACCTCCGGGCGAGCCTCGAAAGGGCTTTTCAGGATTTGGAGGATTCGGAGGATTCGGAGGATTCATGAGCGCACCGCCGCCGGAGGAGCACGAGGAGGTCGGGTCTAAGAGCGGGAGCGTCGGCTTTCAGAAGGCGTGGCTTCAGGATATCCTCAAGAGATTTGAGGCCGTTGGCGTGGCGTTCAAGGAGCTCCGCGACGAAAACAAGGTCGAGTTCTCGAAGTTGAGCGGGATCATCGAGAAGCAGCGGGAGGAGATCGGCGGCATGAAGGTGGTGCTCGGCGAGATCCGGGGGGTGTCCCAGGTGCATGACATGAAGAGCGTGATCGAGCGGCTCACGTCCTTGGAGGTATGGCGTGGGGAGATCAAGGGGCGTGTGGCGATGACGGCTGGCCTGATTGCGGGGATCATTTCGTTGATCGGTCTTGCTCTCAACGTCTGGAAGGGGAGGTGAAGTGATGGGAGATGCCTCATGATCGACCAGGTTGAGAAGCACTACAGACAACGCCGGGTCCTTGGGGTCAAGGTTTACTACGCCGATGGAACTATCCGGAAAATCACGCCGACATTGGTGAACTTCAGAAACCTTTCGGCCCTGGGGGTAGTCTTCATCGTGCTCTTTTTCGAGGAGCAGTACAGGATTTGGCTCCCGGAGGAGAACCGCGAGGCGCTTTTCCATTATGTGCGGGTCATCCCCGAGGACGTGACCATTGCAGACCATTTCTGGCTTGAGGGTGACGGGACTATGGGGGACCACTACCGTTACGGGCTCATCGATTCCGTGCCATTGGTCCTCGACCCGGCATTCAGGAAGCTTGGCCAGCGGGTGGATGATCAGGCCGTATTCAACTCGATGCAGAACGCAACATTCCGCGATAACGTCTGGGTGTAACTGTGGCTCTCTCATACGTCACTGGCGAGTTCAACATCGGCCTTGCTTCAGGGAACATCACGATTGACACAGGGGCTGGGTTCGAGGGAAAAATCATCCATTTCTGGTGGTCCGGCCTTACGGCGAACGGAACTGGAGTAAACTACAAGGGCGGAGATGGCTGGGCGGTGTCCTCGACCATGCGGCACTGCGCCACGCTTGTCGGCGATGACAACCTTGCCACTACAGCCTCTCGTCATGGTCTACGAGACAATGCCTGTATCTACTTTCAACAAAGTGGCAGCAGCACAAATTCAGTTACTGTAGATTTTGTCTCGTTCGGAACCGGTGGTGACGCCGGAAAGTTCACCTTGAATCGGTCTGCAACACCGTTCGAGGACAATCTCGTGAAGTACGAGATGTTCGGAGGGTCCGAGATAACGAACGTCTTCACTGGAATCTTCACTGGTCCGGCAGCCGGAGTGACTGGCAACAAGGCCTATACCGGTGTTGGCTTCCTTGCGAACTACTTGAGAACGGTGGCTGCCGAACTGAACACTACGGTTCCAGTTGCTGGTGGAGATGCGTGCCTATCGATTGGTCAGGCCTTGTCGAGCACCAAGAGAATGGTGACTGCGGTCTGTGATGATAGCGGGACCACTCATGCTAGCCGGGCTGAAAGCTATATGAACAATGCACTCTGTTATGCGGTCTACAACCCAGATGCTGGCGGTAGCCCAGTTCTCAATCAGAAGGCTGATTTCGTATCATTCGACACGGATGGGTTTACGATGAACCATACCCTCGTCACGACTGGCTCCGTGCTATTCATAGGCGTGTTGATCAAGGGCACATTTCAGATCGATATGGGACAGACTGCGAGGCCGACCGCCACCGGGGATCAGGATTTCACCGGGGCTGGATTCGAGCCAGTTGGTCTCAGCATCGTTGGCGGCTTCCCGGTGACGAATGATCTTGAAACCACGATTCTGCAAATCATCCAGGGGGCTGGAGAGGCTACTGGAACCGTCGTCGATCATTCGACGGTCCTCAACTCCGAAGCTACGATCAACTCGAATTGTGACCAGCGGAGCGCCGGGGCGAAGGTCTACACTGGTATCAATTCAGCCGGAACCATCGTTGCCGAGGCTGACCTTACCGCATGGCTCTCGAATGGTTTCAGGCTCAACTGGCCGACGGTAGACGCTAACGCGCGACTCTTTCATTGGACGGCATGGGGGAATGCCGTTGCTGCAGAAACGATTACGATGGACAAGTGGAACGTGGAAAGACTAGAGCCGGTGCTCGTAGCCCCGACTGTAATTCCATACTGATACAAGGAGATCGAAAACATGGACCTTTACGCTACAACTCACCAAACCCCGGCTGGTACGAACCTGACGATCCTTGAGATCGTGGCTCCAGGCACGACCAGACGAGGTAGAATTTGCGAATTCGGAGTCTCATCGGACTCGACCCCGGCGGATGTCGCAACCGAGTTCCAGATCATTCGCGGGACGGTATCCGGAACGGGGACCGCGCGAACCGGCCGGCTCATGGACCCTGCTTCTCCTCCGGCCGTTTTGCTTCCAGAGGGTGGGACCTTCGCTACACAGACGAAAACCGCTGATTCCGACCTTTGGGAGAAAGCCTTGAATCAGCGGGCAAGCTATCGTTGGGTCTCCCAGCCGAAAGGGGAGATGCTCGTTCCGGCCGTTGCCGACAATTGGGTTGGCCTCGAATCCATCGCCTCTGGAGGAACGCCGAACATCAATTCTTATTTCCACTGGTGGGAGTAATGGGCAAGTTCACGGACCGCCGGTCGCTTGGGTTCGAGTTCACAACCTCCGAATCTGGCACTGTCGATGGGGAGACACTTCAGTGTTGCCACTGCGGAGGCCATTTCACGGTCAACCCTGGAAGCAAGAAGCGCCGAGGATTTTGCATGAACTGCGGCGCGGTGACGTGCGGGAAGGAGAAGTGCGCCCAGTGTACGCCTCTTGAGAAGAAGCTCGACCTTTACGAGGGCGGGAAACTTGACATCTTGAGATGAACTGGAATGTCTGGCAGTATCCTCAGAAGGTTGAACCGATCAGGTCGGCATTCCCCGAGGCCGACCTTGATTGGCTCGCAATTTATCCCGATCAGGTCTTCGACTTCGAGCGACTTCGTGAGTACCCACAAGCCATTCGAGGTCAGGATCCAAGCGAGATCACCGTCTCTGAATCAATCACGCTCGATAAGTGGCTTCCGATCTTCTCCGATCAGGTCTTCGACTTCGAGCGACTTCGTGAGCACCAACAGGCCGTTCGAGGGCCGGATCCGAGCGAGCTTCCGGCAGAGGCCATCACTCTCGACAAGTGGCTCCCGTCATTCCCCGACCAGGTCTTCGAGATCGAGAGGTTTGGTGAATACCAAGCGTTCTTCAAGGACTATCTTACCGAGGTCGACAGGATTCAAAACGGAGAGATCAGCCCGAGGGCGATCTATCCGGATGAGACGCGAGATGCCGGCTGGCTTCTCGAATATCCACAGGCAGTTAGGGGGCCGGATCCGAGCGAGATTGGCATCGGGCCTGAAGTCATCACCATCGACAAGTGGCTTCCGTCCTTCCCGGATCAGGTCTTCGAGATCGCAAGAGCACATGAATACCAGGCGTTCTTCCGTGTTGGATTCGAGCAGGAGTTCTTCGTCGATCCGGTTGGATGGGCCTCGATCTATCAAGACGTGGTTCTTGGGACTGAGGGGCTCCATGATTATCCGCAATCGGTTCGGGGGCCGGACCCAAGCGAGCTGCCGGCAGGAATTGTTTTCCAGTCGGGACTTGATCACTGGCTGGTCCCCTCCTCGGGTAAGGATTGGCAAGTTCCTTCCTCTGGAAAGGATTGGCAGGTTCCTTCTTCTGGCAAGGACTGGAATCTGGAGTAAATCATGGCAGGGGTGAAGACGGCTAACCAGGTATTCCGCAAGACGCCCGACGAGGTGGTCAAGAAGAACTTTGAGTTTTCCGGGGTGGACTTGGCCACAGGCGAGACAATCTCTTCCGTGGTCTCCACTACCGTGACCCCAACTGGAGCCCTTACCGCCACGTCTCCTGTGATCTCGGGGACAAAGGTCCAGTACACTCTAAGCGCAGGGACTCTCAACGGGGACTACGAGGTGAAGACCATGGTCACTACTTCACTCGGACAGACATTGGATGGGTGCGGTATCATCGAGGTGAGGGCCTGCTGATGCCTACAGCGCCACCGCGCCATGATTCAACGACGGGGACACCCCACCATTCCCCGCCGCGGGATGATGGGTTCTACTCACGCGCACGCTGGCGACACCTGCGCGCGTGGTACCTGGCTCGTCACCCGCTGTGCGTCCAGTGCGCGGCGCTGAGGGAGACCACGCTGGCTACTGAGGTACACCACCTCGAGGCTCGGCGGGGACGGCAGGACCTGGCCATGGCAGAGGCTAACCTCATGAGCCTCTGCAAGCCGTGCCATAGCAGAGAGACCAGGGCAGCCGGCAGGGTGGCGGCCCAACGATCGCAATCTACCATGATCGCGATCCCCCGGGGGGGTGGAAATCCTCCGGGGGCTGGCCCCTACAAGGCGTCTCTGCCCGCCTTCGAAAAACGTATCGATATCAAACATAATGGAAGCCATGGGTAAACGAGGTCCGAAGCCTACTCCGACGAAAATCCTTCAG